TTCGGCTTTTGATAACTTTGTTTTCAAGCCGTTTGTTTCTCCCTCTAACTGATTGAGATAATTAGTAATTTGTTCATCCGTTACATCTGTGAACCCTAATTTTTCAAGGTTCGCTTTCGCATCTTGTCTTGTCATTGTCTTTTTTCCTTTCTACTTTCAACCGATTTGTTTGCGGCTGTTCACTCAGCCAATGTCTACTCGTTCCTATTTACGCATAGGTGCAAAATTTATATATAAAAAATAGCCACCCAAAAGAGTGACTATCGTTTATCCGTATTAAATTTGTTCTATAGCCTTTGTTAATCGGCTTATATCGTCTTTTGTAAAGTCTGCCCTATAAAGTCTTAACCACCATTCACAAGTGTCTCTATCCTGCTCATTTGCTTTAAGAAATAGCTTGTCTTTTAATTGATTGATTTTATATTGTGGCATTGCTGTATTTATTGAAATCATCCTTGAATCGGATGTCATATGTCTAATCACTATAAATAACTCGTTATCCATAGTTTTGTCTCCGTATAAGTTGTTGCTTATATTTGTGTTTTCGGTATAATAAATTCTGTCTGGCTACATGAGTTTAGAAGGGAAATAATATTGCGGTTTATCGTTCAAATAGTTCAGTTAGTAATTGATGTAATTCAATTGCTGTATCAAATTTGGCGTGACAATCACAAGCACGATTGTTAGGCATTAAATTTATTGTGTAGCGTAAACTCTTGTAGGTAGCCATATAGTTTATAAACTCAATACGTTCAATTGAGATTACTTAAATCTTATGTAGCCCATAAATGAGACACTACTAAAAAGAGTGAAGCTGCACTATTTGACAAATAAATCAAATATGTTATTATTCATATATGAACGAGAAAGCAATATTAACTTTCTAAAATGCAGCCTGAACAACTGCAAACAATTTAGCCCCCCTTGGGGGCTTTTGTTTTGCAATAAAAAAGGGAATGACTTAATCATTCCCTAAAGTCCATCACAGTGTGAACCATGATGTGTACAGTAACGGCAGTATTAAAATCTTATCTTGCCTTAACAAACGATACTATTTCTTCATTTTTGGCAAAATGATATTTCTTTTCACTGTCTAAGAAAACTAGATACTGAAATCCCAACTCATTGCCATCGTCATCCTCTGCATCGTGAATGTCTACTGTTCTGGCATTATCGTATACATCACCGTTCGCTAATTCGATTTTTATTAAATTTAAATTGTACGCTTCGTGAATCTTATCCATAATGATTACCAATTCTTAACAGGATAAACGTGTACCCCTTTTGACGAATACACTATTTTAACCCTGTTGGTTGCCACATAGTCTTTAACGTCCTCACTGTTATTATAAACCCTACCAATAGCATTTTCAATATTTCCATAACTAATTGGATATTTTGAATCGGGTCTGCTTATTTTTTCAGCGTCTATTAATTGTTCGACAATTCGTTCTATATCTTTCAAGGTAGTACCCTCAACAAAATAACTAATTTCTTTGTTGCTTGTGGCTTTGCGTCTATTAAATGCAGCCGTTCCCTCTATATGTTCTCGCTGTTTTTCGTAGCGAAGATTATAGTTTAAATTTGGAGTATCGCTTGTTTCTTCTGTGTCCTCTTCTTTGTTTCCACTATAAACAACAACACAACGACAATTGCAAATCTCTTTAAGGCTTGCGCCAAGAGATAAATCGCCAGGAAACATTAACTCAGAACTTCCAACCTCAAAAGGCTTATCAATAGCAACCTCTTGTCCGTCTGCCTCTTCATGGGTCTTTCTAACACGTTTATCGTGCATTGTAACCCATTTTTTTGTGGTTTTCCCACTTTGTACGGCCTGTTCATATTGCTGTTGGTTGTATATCGCATTGCTTTGTTGCTCTGCATTGACGGTAGCCCTATCATCAGAAGTAAAATAAGGATTATCAATGTTTCGCATCGTAGAATCTATAAATTCATCAGCGAAACTATCTATCTGTGAGTTGTACTTGTCGCTCCCAAAAACAACCCTAAAAAGGCTTTTAAGATTATCAGCCACGTACCCTTTATATTCTTGGGTATCGTGGCTGTTTTTCAATACTTCGTTAGCTTTGATGATAGTTAAAATGGCACTAAGTATAATAAATATATTCTTAGCTAATTCCTTACGTTCTTCCTTTTCGGATTCTGTAAGGTACATATCGTCAAAGAAGTCATCTATCGAAAGAACATTACTTGGCTCTACTACTTGCTCAACTGGGCTATTCAGTTCGTCCATTTTCAAGTTTGCCATTTTCCTGTTCCTCTAAAAGCTTTTGGGCTTGAATTTCTTGTTTTTCCAAATTTTTATCTTGAATTTCATCATCTATTGTTTTGTAAAGAACCTTTAAATAAGGCTCTGACAAAGTAAGAACCTTTTGAGCATCTTCAAATAGCCCTACGGTCTTTATTGCAACAAGTGGATGAATACCTGCCGATAGTAACATTTGCAAGCTTTGAACTTTAACTTGCATATTGTCGGTAGGCGAGTGATTGATTTGAACATCATAATCAAATGGTGTTAATCTGCAATCGTTGTTGCCTTTTATTCGAATAATCTCTAAGGCTATTGAAACAATGTCTCTTTCAGCTTCAACAATGAATGGGTCTTTAAGTTTTGCTCTTTGCTTAGAAAAATCCCATCCATTTCTAAGTTCTACAGCACCCTGGGTGTCTCCACCAGTGTTACCTTGCTTATTTGGTATAGCCGAAATGGTTTGAACATTGGCCCAAAGGTCATCTTTAGCAACCTGTGATTCTGATTGCTTTAATTCTTGGCTCATTATCTCAACATCGACTTTTTTATTGTCTCCGTTTGATTTAACCGAAATAGCACCTTTCATTTTCAGTTTTTCAAAGGATTCTTCGTCAATGTCGCAGTTTATAAATTTAACCCAAGATTGAACAAACTGCTCTATCGCATCTGAACGGTTTGATTGCATATTATTGATTGCATCAAGCATCGTTATAACAAGTTCAATGTCGGATATGCGCTGTGCATTGTTTGGATATTCCACTATAGGGATTCCGCCAAACGCATGAAGCTTTGAATATACAATCTGTCCGTCTGTGGTAGTTACTGGAAGTAAACTACTATTTTTGATTCTAAATTCTTTGCTTTCGGTGTACACCATCTTGTAGTATTCACCGTTTTCATCTTTTAGTTCTTCTACAGCTGCCATTGGCTCTTGTGTTTGTCTAGAGTAAATGACAAAGGTGTTCAATGGACTCAGATTAACTAATCTAAAGGGTAGGTCCTTTTTACCTGTGAATTGAACACCTTTATATGCTGTTCCTACTGCACTTTGCCATGTACCCGTTTCTATATCCTTGGCAGATTTGTTAATTGCTCTTGTATAAGCATTGAATTTTTCTACATACTCGTTTACTTTTTCATCGTCGGTCAATGATACAAGCTGTATTGGTTCGCCATATGATTGACCTGTCTTAAACATGACTATTTCATAGGCGTGATTTTCAACAACCTTGTTGTTTACATCGTCTCTAATCGTCTTTTTGCGATATAAAGCAGGTTGATCGCCTTTAAAATAATCCCAAAGATATTTAATTGCTGTTTTATTGTAGTTGAAAGCCCCTATACAATTGCCTATTACCTTTACCACGTTGCTTTCGGTTATTTCGTCCACATCGCAGTATGCAATTTTCCTTCCATAGCAGCCATTAACTAGGTCGTTAAAATATTTAATGTTCATATCTACCTCAAAATAACAAAAAGAAAAAGCCACCAAATAAATAGTGACTTTTTCTAGAGAGTAAAAATAAATATATTGTAAGGATCAAGTGCAAAATACTTTGGTTATTTATCTAACCTTACTATATAAAATTTATTTCGATGAATGCAAGTGAACAAAAGGGAACTTTAGCGAACACTTTAACTAAATATTGTGGGATTGTCTAAATATTCGTCACCATATAGTGCCTCAAATTCCTTTAAAGCCCTTACGTGCGCTTTTTTTACCCATCTTTCTGAATAATTCAGCCTGTAAGCGATTTCGCAATATGGCTTATTCTCTACATATCTGTCGGTTAAGATTTCATACGAGATGTGATTAGGCATCTTGTCAATCTGTCCTATTATGTGGTCTTTCATTGTCAGATACATTATGATTGTAGCCGTAAGCTTCTTTTTGGATTCAATCAATTCTGCTATGGATTCCGCCATCTTATCGCCCTTCATTGACGTTTGAACCTTGTTTGGATCAAGCAGTATAGGCTTAATTCCATGCACCAATTCATCAAGTCTGCATACTTCATTATGCTTGTGTTCTGCCATGCTTTTAAATCTGCGTATTTGTTTTAAATAATCTTTTGTTGTCATAATTGCTCCCCTAATAATACTTGCACCTAAACGGATTAAATGTTGCCTCTACTGTGCCTTTGGTTTGACCTCTAGTGAAGTATAAAGCTGCATTTGCAAAACAATCTGGTACATCATCATGTACGTTTTTGCCTACAATTGAGTATCTGCACAGCCAAGTAATCATAGTTCCATAATCGTCTTTGACTTTATACAGCGAATCATCCTTAAACAAGATGTTCTTTTTTACCCAATCTGCATTTACAATAATTCTTGTCTCTTTGTTTGTCTCTGTAGGCTTGGTTGTTATATTCGTAAAGCCCCCCATAGCCTTTAATACCTTGTCAACATCAGCTGCTACACGCTCACCACCGTTGTTTGATTCAAACTCCGCTTGCTGTACTTTATGCCTAAACAAAAGGTTTGCACACTTTTGGGTCTGAACATCAAAGTTGACATTATCGTCACATACGCAATCCACACAGTAAAAGTCGTTATCGTATTTATATAAAACTAGTAATACCATAAAGTCTGTACCACTGTTTTTTGTGTCGGCAATGGCATATATGCCATCTGGATCACGAAGTGGCAACGACAAGTATCGTCTTAATTCGTCTGAATGGTAAAGGATTCCCTCTCGCTCTATAGGGTCATTTTTATATAAACACCTATATGTAATATCATCCATTACTTTAGCCTGTTCTGCAAAAAAAGCTTCGTCCATGCCATTGTATTTGTAGTTAAAGTTGCTTTTTCCTGTCTTTGGGTCAATGTCAGGTACGGCTATAAACTTTGCCCTTTTATTACCCTTGTACATTAACTGTAATCGCCCTATAACATCATGTACGGACCACCTTGTAGCTATGTGTATCTCTTTTACTTTACCGTTTAATTTACGCTGTCTAGCATCCACGCTATATACTCTCCATAGCTTGTCTAACAAAGCCTTGTTTAATGCCTCTTCAATACCACCAATAAGGTCATCGCAGAACAAATAACGATTAGTTCTTACCTTACCTGAGTTTTTAGCCCCTACTGATGTACACTGTAAAGATGCAAACGGCTTGTAGGCGTTCAAATTGAGCGTTTCTGTTTTGGCATTCTTATTTTGCACATAAACAGTTGGAAAAATTTCTTTGAAACAGTATTCTGAGTCGTTTTCTATGATGTCATCTACTCCGTCATAGTACATTCTTGTGATTTCCGATGAATGACTATAAAACAGGTTATAATCGTCAGGGTGTTTTCCCATTACCCACGAGCAGAAGAACTTTTCAAGCGTTGTTTTGCCTGTTCCAGGTGGCAAGCTTATTGACAAAATATCTAGTAAGTCATCTTCTAAGTCTTGTAAACCCTGTACTACCCCTGTTTTCCTTAAACAATCTCGCCTTGGATAGTAAAACCTCGCTTGCGGCTGCCTTTTTCGCTCTAGGTATAGCATATAACTATCAAATAAATCCCTAGATTCTAAGTATAATATATCCCAAAATAGCTTATTCTCCGCTGTCTCGACTTCATGCTCTTTGCAATAATCGTCTAGTTCAAACAAGTCGAATCCTTTGCGGTTAGGACTAATTGCCCTTGTGTTAAATTTTACTATCTGGTACAACTCGTTTTTCGCCAACAAGGTCTGCTTAAACGCAAAATCTTTATACCCGTTTTCCAAGTATATCTGCGCAGCTTTATACCTAGCCTCGCAATATTCTGTTTTTGGGCCTCTTTCTTTGACGTATTTGGTTATGTCTCGACAGTATTGCCTAAGTTCCTCTATCTCTTGCATCTCTTCTCCAAAAAAGCGGGGCATAAGCTTGTGCGTTTTTGCCTATGCCCCTAGTACATAATAAGGGGGTTATGTTACTTCCCTTTTATCCTAGCACCCAATTTTTCCCTTTTCGTGCTGTGTCAAGATGGTAAAAAAGTGCAAAAAAATAGACTCTAGAGAAACTATCTCTTAGAGTCTTGATATACCAATGGTTTATTTGTATAATCTTATTTAGGCTACCAAGATGGTAGGCGGTTGGCCCTCGCCAGAGGGTGTCTATCCCTCTGAGTATACAAGGGGGTGATGCTATTGGTTACACATAGTGAAATGTTTACATATACACTAGTTTTAATCGGTCTAGCAACATTGATTTTCAATGTGACAAAAAAGAAATAACCGCCCTAGCGTCCTAAACTAAGCGGTTATTTTTAACTAATTGTTTAGGGCTAACCGTCTATCGGTAGCTTTTTTGTATCTCTATAATATCATTCCCAAAACATATTGTCAAAGAGATGATGCAAGTGTTATTATATCTATAGCCAAGAATGAAATAAATTTCATGCTTACAAAAAATAAACCCTAGAGAGATGCCGCTCCCTAGGGTTTTCTCATTTTGAACGGTTGAGCATCCGTTAGGCTAGCTGTCACCGTTGTTTCCGTCTAGCCATTTGCAAATATTGTAGCCGACTACACTTGCCATGATGGATCAAATCGCTCCATGTCTACATAGCCGAATCTTCCACATTCGTCACACAGTATAAGCCGCCCTTCCTCGGTGATTGCAAATCCCTCTAAGTCTATATAGTCTATTCTGCATTCGTCTGCTAGTTCTCTTAATGTCTCTTCTGTGACTTCCTCTCCTGTCCTTTTGTCGATGATTTTAAATAGCATACTGGTTCTCCTTTTTGTTCCTTGGGAATATTTGACGGGGTAACTTAGGGCAAATCCAGACTACCCCCCTATCCCCCCACGCCCCCACGGCAACCCCTAGGCAGCTGCACCCACGAGCGAACAAACGGACAAACAAAGGAAAGAAAACCGCAAGCCGTAAGGC